GCTGGGGTACTCGCCGGACTGGAAGGCATCGCGAACGCTGGCGGCTGCTTCGGTTGCTGCGGCGGCGGATATGTTTGGGTTATTCATCTCATCTCCTCTGCGGGCATCACGCCGCCCGCTGGCGTTGGGGTGGGGGTTACTGAACCGTGCCCGTGGTGGGCATAGCGGACAGCGTGAGTAGCGCGGCCATTGCCGCATTGCATTCTTTGCCGCCCCAGGGCATGTATTCCACTTCAATCGCAGAGCCATCGGCGAGCATGGCCAGCGCGTCATTCATGCTCATTTTGAAATACCGCATCGGGCAGGACTTGTACGAAATGCGGTAGGCGGAACGCTTGCCGTTTTTGTCGGTGCCGAAGGCGATTTGGGTTTGTTGTGCGCTATTCATACTTTAACTATAAGCGCTTATCGTTCTCGTGTCAAGTCTTTTGTGAGAAAAAACACCATGAAAAAACTATTACTTTTCCTTGGCGCACTGGCGCTTCAGGCCCAATCGGTCACGCTGTCCGACACGCTCACCAGCGCCGTCGGGGGCGCCGCCTACACCGGGCGAATTACGGTAACCCTGAGCGCGCCGGGCAGCAGCCAGCCGCTCTACTACTCGACCACCTCCCTAGGCGGCTGGCAGTACATCCTCTGCGTTGGCGTCACGGGCTCCGATTGCAGCGCGACGACCGCGGCTGGCGTGGTGACAATCCCCCTCTACGCCAACTCGACCATTACCCCGGCGGGCACCTCCTACGCGGCGCGCTACACCCCGGCGAAGGGTGCCGCATGGTCGGAAACCTGGACCGTCGAGCCCGGCGATACCAAGCTCTATCAGGTGCGCTCCACGACCGTGCCATCGCCAACGGTCATGTTCCAGCCGTCGCAATTGACGGCGGGCGGGGCGTCCAACGGCAACTGCCTAGTCTTCGATGGCACCGTGTGGGAGCCCGCGGCCTGCGCCTCTGGTGGCGGCTCTGGAACCGTTACGAGCGTGGCGGTAACTGTCCCATCAATTCTGAGCGTCACCGGGTCACCCATCACCACCAGCGGCACGCTCGCGCTTTCGCTGGCAACGCAGACGGCCAACCAAGTTTTCGCCGGGCCAACCTCGGGCGGCGCCGCAACACCAGCATTTCGAGCGCTCGTATCTGCCGACATCCCGGCCAACGCCGCAAACACGAGCGGCAACGCGGCAACCGCTACGGCGCTGGCGGCCAATGGCACAAACTGCACGGCTGGAAGCTACCCATTAGGCGTGGACGCCTCCGGCAACGCCGAGGGTTGCACAGTTGCCAGTGGTGGCGGTGGCACTGTCTCATCGGTGAGCGTCACGACCGCCAACGGCGTCTCCGGCAGCGTGGCAAACGCTACGACCACCCCGGCCATCACGCTCACCCTTGGAGCGATCACGCCCACAACCATCGTCGCATCAGGGGCGATCAGCGGTTCCAATCTCAGCGGCACCAATACGGGCGATCAGACCACGATCACGGGCAACGCCGGGACCGCGACGGCGCTCGCGGCCAATGGGGCTAATTGCAGCGCTGGTCAATTCCCCCTTGGCGTCGATGCGTCCGGGGCGGCGGAGACGTGCACGGCGCTCCCCACGACCATCGCGGGCACGGCGAATCAGATCACGGCCAGCGCTTCGACCGGCGCCATCACGCTATCTATCCCGACCAGCCCGACGCTTCCCGGTACGACGACAGGCACATTCAGCGGCAACCTGACGGGGAACGTGACCGGCAACGTCTCGGGCTCATCTGGCAGCACGACGGGCAACGCGGCCACCGCCACGGCACTGGCGGCCAACGGGGCAAACTGTTCCGCGGGCCAATTTCCGCTCGGAGTCAACGCATCAGGCGCGGCTGAAAGCTGCACCGCTCTACCGACGACGATTGCGGGAACTGCGAACGAAATCAGCGTGTCGGCCTCCACGGGTGCAGTCACGCTATCGCTGCCATCTACGGTCAATCTCACATCAAAAACTTTTCGCGTCCCCAACTCGACCACTCTTCCAGCGACCTGCACAGTCGGCGACGCCTATATGGACACGGACGCGACAACTGGGGCTCGGTGGTACCTGTGCGAGTCCACGAATACCTGGGTGGTCCAGGGAGCGGCGTCTGGCGGGAGCGTGCTGCGCACTACCTATGCATCTCTTCCGGCGTGCGGTGGAAGTAATACCAATTACCAATACGTGCTGACGGATTCGATTTACAGCGCGCACTGCAATGGGACTTCGTACGCTTATTGGTCTGGGCAGAAGTACATTCCGACTCTGCCGTGGAGCGACGGCACCACCTTCGGGACCGGAGCCACTGTTACGGCCACGACTGGTAGCGTTTTATTTGACGCAGGATCTCCGACAGGTGGAGACTCTATCCGCGCCGCTATCAAAGCCATCCCAACCGCACCGTACACGATCATCCTAGACTTTGATATGTCTCAGGCTGGAGCCGTTGGTTCGTCGTCATGCGGGCTGGTGATTACGGACGGAACCACCGCCGCATCGAACAAAGTCATTACGCTGATGCAAAGCTACATCGGCCTCAACATGACCAAACTTACGAACGCGACGACCTGGAACTCAAATTACATTGCCTACGCGCAGGCGACTTCGCGCAATAAGTTTAGCGTTAGGTTAGTGGACGACAATACCAATCGCACGTGGTCAATCTCAACTGATCGAATCAATTGGACGCAGGTCTCACAGCAGTCTAGGACCGATTTTTTGACCGCCAGCCATTACGGCTACGGGTGCAATATGACTGGTGTTTCCGGTTACGTCACAATGGTAGTAGAGGGCCTGTATGCCCAGTAAACGCGGCGCTGCCGCCAGGAGTGAGTAATGCTACTTGCCACCGTCCTCCTCGTCTGGCTCGACGCCATCAACCCGCCTGGCGCTAATTACCAGGTGTACCGGGCACCGGGCGCGTGTTCGGAGGCCTCGCGCTTCGAGCGCGTCAACGCCGCCCCGCTGGCTGTCCGCACCTACCAGGACACTCCTACGCCGGGAACCTGGTGCTACCGCGTCACGGCGCTGGTGGCGGGGGTTGAGTCCGTGCCCTCTGCGCCTGTAGCCATACTGGTCCAGCCAGCTGCTCCCACCGGCCTCACGGCGACGCCATCGCCCGCAGCCAGCTCGCCTCCGTGACTAGTGGCCCCTGATGACTTCATTGGCCGATACGGACGCAAAGGCGACACGTTCTACTGGCCGCATGGCGTCCGTGATCCTGTCATTAACGGGACCGGCTGGGGGTTGGTGCGGGGGCTGGATAAGGCACCGGCTGGCACGACGTTCGTTGATGTACCGGCAAAAGCCGCTCCACCGTAACTGGTGGGGCGGCTTTTGCTCGTTTACGGGTGCTATATAGCGGTTTGTTGTTGCTGCGTGCGGTTTGGTGTTGACCGGCGCGGCTGGGTGGGTTAGCGTTGGGTTGTGAGCAACACGGGAACCACACAAGAGCAGCGCAAAGCGGTACAAATTACGATACTGCCAAGCGTTCACACGTCCATCATTACGCGGGCTAAAGAGCTTGGAGTACACCCCGGGCGTCTGATTGAGTGGGCTTGGGGTGTTGCGAGCAAGCGCAAGCCGGAGACGGAACGCGCTGAGTAAATAGACCCCGCAAGCCGACGTGGGAAGGAGAGGGAGCAAATACTATGCAGAAGATGTCAGACAGTGAGCGCCTTGACGCGCGAATCAGGGCACGAAAAGCCGTCTTGGAGAACGTGGCGAGCTTCCATCGTTTTTGGCACGAAAAGAGGTATCTGGCGATGGGCGATGAGAAGCTGTCACTGCCTGAGTACCTTTCCGCGTGCGTGCAGGACGTGGAAGTGTTTTTGTGGCTTGAATGGCAGCGCGATATAGAAGCGCGCATAGAGGCATCACAGCGGCTACAGGTCGAGTTCAATCGAGCATCGGCGATCTAGCCAGTAGCCACACATCACAACCGCGCCCATGCCAACGGGCAAAAAAAGAAAGGGAGTATATGACAAATCAACTCGGTACCGGACGGTACCAAAGCAACGCCGCCGCGCTACCGCTGCCAGCCGGGGCAAAGCGCGCGGGGGAACTGAACGACCGCTTGATGAAGCAAATGGACGCCGGTCCGGCGTATCACGACCTCTGGACGCGGGCCATTCGCGCCAACGATCGCGGCGACTTTGACGCGGTTGAGGTGCTACTTGAAGAGGCGCGCGCCATGGTTCAGGATAACGGAGGCGCGCTATGAAGCCGAACGCTGACGAACTGCACGCCGCTCTTTGCCACGACTACTGGGGCGCGCTGCGGTCGATGAAGCGGCGCACTGGCGCGAGCTGGGAAGCGGTCATTGCCGCGTTTGTGGACGCTGGCGGTGCGGCATGATCGGCTGGGGCGGCGGGCCGGAAGACTTGCGGCTGTTTCAGCGGCGATCAGACCTGATTGCCGGGGCGGCTGCGCTTGTTTGGGTGTTGGCTTGGGCGGTGACGCGATGAGCGGCCAACGGCGGGCGAATTGGCGCACGGAAGCGGCGCAGATGGTGGGGCAACTAGACGCACGGCTTCTGGTGCGCATTGAGGCAGCCGAAGGGCTTGCGACAAGGCGCTTCGATACGGTGGGGATCGCGTTAGATTCCCACGCGGCGCGCATCGAAAAACTGGAGCGGCAGAACGTGATCTGGCTGATCGGCTTTACTGTGCTTGCGCTACCGCATATGGTCAGGGTTGGCTCCTGGTTCTGGGCGGTGTCCCGATGAAACGTCGCGACGATACGCCGGAAATAGTGCTGTTGGCCGTGATGCTCTGCATTGCGCTGGCGCTTGGCGGGTGGGTGTGGGAGGTGCTGCATGGCTGATTTCGTCCACGCCGCGCGGTTTGATGCGTTGGATCGGCATGTGCCGGTCGAGCAAGTTGAGGCAACAACGCCAGCGACCGACTACTTCGCTATCCCTGGCTTGTCTAATTCCGGCATGAAATCGCTGCATGTATCGCCTCTGCGCTACTGGTGCGACTTCATCAACCCGGACCGCGAGCAGAGCGCAGAAGAGACGGCGGCTATGCGCATCGGCTCCGCCCTTCATTGCGCTGCGCTGGAACGGGACGAGGAATTCGACCGGCGTTATGCGTGCGACCTTGACCCGTCCGCGTGGCCGGTCTGCCTAGACACTATCAGCGATCTACGCGAGTGGATCACCGGCAAGGGTGAGAAGCCGAAGGGCACGCGGAAGGACGAGGTCGTCGCGCAAGCCTTAGCGATCATGCAGGTGCGGGGCGAGTATATTCCGATTCTTTCCGAGGAAAAGCGGCGCCACTTTGCGGCCAACGCGGGAAAGACGATACTCTCTCCTGCCGAGTGGGAGCGAGTGGTTGGCATGACGGCGGTGCTTCGCGCTGAACCGGCGCTAGAGCCGATTCTGGCCCAAGGCAAAGCTGAGGTAGCGTTGACCGCCAAGGACCCGGATACAGGAGCCATGCTGAAGGCGAAGGTGGATTGGTTGGCGCCCGGCTACACGCTTGACCTCAAGACGTTCAGCCAGCAGCGCGGAAAGTCCATAGACAAATCAGTCTATGACGCCATTTTCTACGAGCGCTACTGGGTGCAGGCCTACTTCTACCATTACGTGCGCTGCCTTGCGCTGGGCGAAAAAACTGGCGACTTTGACACCGTGTTTGCCTTTGTAGAATCCACGGCGCCGCATGAAGTTCGCTTGAAAGCCTTCCGGCCTACCTTCGGCGGGCAGCCAATGCCGTACTGGCAGCAAGCCCGCATTGAGGTCAAATGGCGCATCCGGCAGTACGCTGACTACCTGCAAAAGTATGGCTCTGAACCGTGGCTGGACCCCCAGCCTATTGAGCCGATCACGGACGAAGACATCAAGCAATTCGCATTTATGGACTCCAATGGAAATTAAAAAAGCAGTTCGCGCAAGCGTCAACCTCATTATGTCGGTCTCCGGTGTCTCCGGTTCCGGCAAGACATACAGCGCCTTGCTACTGGCGGCCGGGCTGGCTGGGCCGGGCGGCAAAGTCATTATGATCGACACCGAGAACGGGCGCGGCAAGATGTACGCCGATTCGCCGGGCATCGTGGCGGCGCTCCCGCATGGCTACGATTACATGGAACTCACGCCGCCATTCTCGCCGGCGCGGTACATTCAAGCGCTTGACGTCGCAGAACGGGCGGGCTATAAAGTGGCCGTCATTGATTCCGGTTCGCATGAGTGGGAGGGAATCGGCGGGTGTTCTGATATCGCGGAAACCCACAAGAAGCGATGGGCGGAGGCGAAGAAGCAGAACAAGTATTATGTCCTGCGGCTTCTGAACTCATCCATGCACGTCATCGTATGCCTGCGGGCAAGGGAAAAAACCACGGTTATCCCCGCAAACAAGAGCAAAAGCGGGCGCGAGGAATACGAGTCGAAGGGAATCCTGCCGGTAGCGGAAAAGAACTTCGTGTTTGAAATGATGTGCTCCTGGATGGTAGAGGAAACATCCCACCTCGCCATTCCCGTCAAGCTGCCGGAGCAGTTTCAAGGGCTGTTCACGCAGGCCAAGCTGTTGACGAAGGCCGACGGCGATGCAATCCGGCGGTGGAACGAAGGAGGAAAGGTAGAAGATCCGCTGGAGAAGGTCAAGCGGCAGTCGCGCGCGGCGGCCGGGTGCGGCATTGAGGCGTACAGAGCGTTTTTCCTTGGGCTATCAGCGGAGCATCAGCAGGCGCTCAAAGGCACAATTCACGAAGAAAACAAGGCGGCGGCAGACGAAGCTGATATTGCGCTGGCGGCCGCAACCGAGAAAAGCGAGGCGGTATAAATGGCATCACGAAGCGTAAATAAAGTGCTCCTGCTGGGGCACCTGGGCAAAGACGCGGAGGGAAAGTTTCTGCCGTCTGGCGTACACGTGGCGAAGTTCTCGGTGGCGACCAGCCGGCGGTGGAAAGACAAAGGCTCCGACGAGTGGAAAGAGGAGACGGAGTGGACGAACGTGTCACTCTGGCGGTCCGAGAACCTTGTGCCGTATCTGACTAAGGGGAAGCAGGTCTATGTCGAAGGGCGCCTGCAAACGCGGAACTACGAGGACAAGGAGGGCCAGAAGCGGTACTCGACCGAGGTGGTGGCCGACGAGGTGATTCTCGTTGGCGGTGGTGGCGGTGAAAAGCAGGACGGCGGCGGGTTGGTGAGCCAGCCGCGCGGCGCGCAACAGGCAAAGCAAACCTCACCCATGGAGCTGACGGACGACGATATTCCATTCTGACCCCGCGGGCAACCGCCCGCGGCCTGCCGTTCCAAATCAGCGCACGATCTCGGAAATCCGCGCGGGACGGCAGACCGGGGGCGGCAATAGCTCCCAGAAAAGAGGCAGTCTGAGCTTATAAACCACTGAATACACCTGTTGGATTTGGATTCTTGAGGCGGGCCGGGGAGACACTGGCCCGCCGAAAACAAAGGAGAGTTATGCCACGCGAAACATGCAAATGCGGAGAGTGCCACCGATGCCACCACCGCGCATACATGGCCGCGTGGCGATGGCGGGGGATCCGCGGGCCGCTGCCAGCAACATGGGCGGCGCAAGCGCGGACGGAAGCCTGGCAGTTGCAACGCTACATCTGCCCACTGGCAGAGATAGCGAAGTACCAATTTGGCCGCAAGGCGACGCGGCCGGCTGCGGAATAGGATAGGGACATGGAAATAGCAACGATTGGACTGTTTTTACTAGGCGGCGGCGCCTACCTGCGCTGGAAGCCAACGCGGGCGCAGGTGTGGAACTACATCGCGGCCTGGGCGGCGGCGAATCGGGACGCGGCGATCACGCGGGAAGCGCGGAAGCGCGAGTATTTAGCGGCGGAGGTGGCGTGATGGAGCGTAGCGCGGAGTGGCTGAGAGGCGCGGCCCATGCAGCGGCGGAATGCAAGCAATTTAAGGCCGCTGGCTGGTATCAAATGCTCCTCGCCGAAGCCGAAGCCCGCGAGGCCAGCGTTAGCGACGGGGACGCATTGTCCATGGCTGCTGAACTGAAGTCATGGGGCGATCGCTGGAATAAGTGGGTTGGTCCGGCTGGGGACGAGTCACGGTATAAGCGAATGGCGGCTTGTGCCTACGCTGGCGCGGAAGCATTGCGGCGCGAGGCCAGCGTGCCCACGGCGGCGGAGGTGATCGCGGCGGCGGAGAAGGCGCTGCATCGAGAGCGCCAAGGCCTGCAAAATATCATCGACTTTTGCGGGTTTTGGTTCGGCGGTGAGCGGCGGTATGGGGCACTGACGATGGATGAGTTAACGGAAGCGATTGAACGGATGGAGGCAGTTGACGCCGAAATCGCCAAATGGAAAGAGGCCCACAATGCGTGAGAAGTTGGAAGAACTGGCGTGGCTGCACGCGCGTCGATTTGATGATGATATGGCCCTGTCTGCATGGAGGGAGGCCACTATCGGAGACGCCTTCCCGGCCATCCTGGAGTACGTGCGGGAGATCACCGCCGAGCGCGACCAACTCCGCGCCGAGAACGAGCGGCTGCGCAAGTCGCTCGACATTCGGACCACTGAACGCGATTGCTTGCAGGAGACGGTGGACCGCTGGTTGGATCGCGCCGAAGCCGCCGAAGCTGATGCGGCAAAGTGTCGGGCGGAGCTGGAGGCGCACGCCGCCGACCTTCGCGGGGCGCTGGATTGGATCAATCGGCGTGGTGGATGCGGGCTTGACGTGCATGACCGCATTAACGCCGCCCTCGCCCGCACCCAGGCGCAGTCGCTGGACATCTTGACAGCCAAGGTATTGCGAGGAGCGGCGGAAGGGCTGCGCAATATGGCCGAGCACATCGAAAATTCCCGGACCGCGCCCTGCACATGGGAAGCGTGCGAACACCGGCTACTGGAAATCGCCGATCAATTAGACCGACAAGCCGAAGCCAACCGACAGGAGGCCGCGAATGGATAACGCCGAAGCCATCGAAATTTTGCGCGGTACGACATCGCCCGCTTCTGTTCTACACCCGCAGATCGCGGCGGACATGGGGGCGGACGCGCTGGCGGCTTGGGAGTGGGTGGCGAAGCATGTGGACGACATCGTACTCAGGTGGCACTGGCGCACGGGAGACGGCTGGGTGAACATCTATTACGACGATGGCAAGTTGTCCGTTGGCGCAACACTCTACGGCTGCGTGCTGGACGCGATGAAGAAGGAGACCACCGATGGACGCTAAACGGCTGGAGGAGTTGGCGGAGAAGTGTGAGGCGGCTTTGAAGTCGCCAGAATATTGGCTGGACAACTTCCTGCAAGCCGAGGACATCGCCGACCTCGCCCGCTGCGCGAAGGCTTGGGCGAAGGTGGAGCGGACTAGTAACCCGATGATTGAACGCTGGAACTGGCCGCAAGGCGCGAAGTGGTATTTCCGTCCAGGTGGCCGATGTACGGGTAGTGGCGACACCGCCTTCGCCGCCGTCGAAGCCGCGCCGGAGGTGAAGCCGTGATCCGCCGCGTCCGCATGGCCCGCAAGCGGCTGGCAATTGCGCGGGAGCGGGATAGAAAGGCGTTCGGTTGGTGGGTGGTTTTTGGACTGGAAAACGCGAAGTCGTCGCCACAGCTTGAAGATAAATGGAAGCGCCGAGCTATTACCCTCCGCGCCATAGAGCGAAGAAAGGACAAGATTGCGTAGCAGCTACTTGCGTGGTAAGATTTATCTATGAGCAAGCAAACTCTAATCTCGTTCCGCATCCCGGATAGTCAGATCAAGCCGCTTCGCATTAAGGCCGCTGAAGCCGGGTTCAGCGGTGTATCGGCGTTCCTTCGCGCCTACATTGAAAAAGTGGTATCGAAGTGATGGGATACGATCTGTCGATTTTTGATAGCAATATCGGCTTCCCGGATAAATGGGAGCCGGTCGTGATAGGCGACTATGCAGAGGTTCCTCTTACGCGAGGTATGAAGTGCCTTGTATCTGTATCAGACCTCCCATTGGTTCTTCCAATGAAATGGCAGGCAGGGAAGAGGGCTGGGGGTGCGAGATATTATGCTGTTTCAAACAGATATATAGATGGAACAGTTAAGGGGTTGACGATGCACAGGTGGATTATGCAAGCACCGCTTGGATCTATTGTTGACCATATCTCCGGGGACACTCTCGACAATCGCAGGGAAAATCTGCGTTTTTGCACGGCTGGGCAAAACACCTACAATTCCAACAAGCAACAGGGAACTTCTAGCCGATACAAGGGTGTGACATTCCACAAGCAGCATCAGAAGTGGTATGCCGCAATCAGGAAAGATAACAAGAATGTACCAATCGGACTTTTTGATACGGAGAGGGACGCCGCTAAGGCTTACGACTTTGCCGCCAAGCTACTATTCGGAGAGTTTGCCAAGACAAACAGAATGATTTTTAAGAGGATTTTATGAGCATGAATTGGGGTAGAGCGCACGACGCCTGGATTGCGCGGGAGTGCGAAGGGTTGGAGGTGCTGACTTGCGAACAGTCATTCGCGCGGGTCGGCATTCTTAATGCGCATTGGATGGAGGAAGTACGAAGCCTCCAAGGCGATGCTTGGGTTATGGGACCGCAAGGCGAGTGGGTTCCAGTAGCCACCTACAACACCGACCCAGCCGCGTGCATCCGCGCGGCTGAGGCGTGGCAATTGGCTGTGACTGGCCGACAAGTGCATCTCTCAATGGCGCCGGATAGAACGCGCCGCGCACAGGTGTTTAACGGGGAGGGCTGGAACTCCGCTACTGGGACGAACGTAACCACCGCCCTTGCACAAGCCCTCTACCGCGCCACCGGAGGACCAGCATGAATACCCTACAACTAACTCGCGCCGAATCCGCCGCCTACACCAACGGCGAGCGGCGGTTCTGGCGGGCGTGCCGGGAGCCACTGGCCACGTACCTGAAAAATGCTGGCCGCAGCGCAAAAGTTGTCGATGGCGTTGCCTACAACTACTCCTGCGAGGAGACGCTTGGGCGCTGCCCCTACGGCAAGCCCGAAGACCGAATCATTCTCGCCGAGCGCCACACCTGCGGGCAGCAGGCCACCATCACCCGCGCCGAAGTCGAGCAGCGCGGCGGGCGCTGGGGATGGGTTGTGGAGGTGGAGGGCGCATGATTCATTACCACGGAGGCCCGATAACCCCGCGTTCGGCTGCGATTGCCGCATGGACGCGACGACACGCGATGGTTTCATTTGCTAATCCAGACCAGATCGAAATCGCCGCTGAAGTTTGCCAATCGTTCGCGTTGGATAACGGAGCTTACCCGTTGCATATGGCTGGCAAAGGCGATATCGACGTGAAAGCCTACATTGATTGGGTTGACCAGTGGTGGCGGCATCCTGGCTTCGACTGGTGCTTGATACCCGACAAGATCGAAGGGTCTGAGGCTGAAAACGACAAGCTAGTGAACGCATGGTCGCACCGGGCCGATTCGGTTCCGGTCTACCACATGCACGAATCGCTTGACCGACTGGCGTGGCTCGTATCCACTTTCTCTTATGTCGCGCTCGGATCATCCGGCGAATACTGGGAGACCGGCAGCGATAAGTGGTGGGGCCGCATGACCGAAATGATGGAGGTTGCGTGCAACGACGAAGGGGTGCCATTTTGCCGATTGCACGGATTACGCATGTTGGACCCGACGATCTTTTCACAGCTACCGCTCAAGGGGGCCGATTCGACCAACGTGGCCCGCAATATCGGTATCGACGTCAGGTGGACAGGGCCGTATGTGCCTAAGTCGAAAGAGACACGGGCGCTAGTAATGGCTGACCGCATCGAGCATCACGCGAGCGCTTCGACGTGGAGCGGCGTGGCTGGGACTCATCACAACGGAAGGTTATTTGGATGAAGACATTAACACTCACGAAACCCGAATCCACCGCCTACACCAACGGCGAGCGGCGGTTCTGGCGGGCGATGCGAAAGCAGCCGGACGCCTCGGGGAGCAACGGCGGGAAGCTGCGCGGCGTTGTCTGGAATGACGTCTTTGAACAGTGGGACGCGCAATACTTCGGCGATAACCCACGGCTGATCGGCCAGTGCCCCTACGGCAAGCCCGGCGACCGCATTAGGTTACAGATCAACCGCCACGGCGATATCGACATGGCCACCATCACCCGCGTGGAAGTCGAGCAGCGCGGCGGGCGCTGGGGCTGGGTTGTGGAGGTGGGGAATGAGTAGAAGGTCTTTGCTCAAAGGCTGGGAGTCGATGGCACTCATCGTGCTGGTCTTATTTGGCGTTGTCGTGTTGCTGACTGGGCTGGTCGCATTGCTAGGCTTGACGCTCAAATATGTGGGGATCGCATGACCCCCGCACGCGCGGCGGAGGTGCTGCGGGGTGGGACGATGTGCGAGAAGGACCAGTTAACGGCGCTACTCATGGGCGCTGAGGCGCTGGCGTTGCTGAGCTGGCTGTTTGATATGGATGGCAACGATATCATGCGGTTTCACGAGCTGGAACGCCAGTGGTGCCAATCAGGGTCGTTAGATAGCTTTTTGGACTACGCGCGGGCCGAGTGGGAGAAGGAGCGCCGCGCATGACCCGCCAACCGCCGGCCCTCGCCCGGATCGCCGAACTGGAGCGCGTCTACGCCGAGGAGTACCCGACGGCGCCGCGGGCGGAGCGGAAGCGCTGGGCGGTGGAGGGCGCGCAGTATGAGGCCGATGAGCGGGACGCAATAAAGAACGAAGGCAGCGAATGAAGTGGGGTTGGAGCAGAAGCGACGCGAAAACTTGGCGTTTCAACGCTGATTGGAGCGTCGTTTATGACGGCCACCGGTGGTATGTCGTTTGGGCCGGGAATTGGCTGCACGAGGATTACGGGAGCGATGCGCTGGCAATCGCCGCGGCCGAAGCCAAAATGATTGACTGGAAATTTTAACAACCCAGGCCAATGCCGACGGCCTGAACGAAAGAGGAGAGAAATGAGAAACAAACCATGGGTGCCGGGCGATCCGTGCAATCGGTGTGGCGCGCCTATACCGACGCTGGCTGATAAATTCCAGCCGCACAACAGCATCTGCAAGCCATGCGGTAACGCGCGGCAAGCGGTCAAAAGAGACGCGCTACGCGCTAAAGCCGCAGTGCCATGTACGCAG